TAAACAAACCATCTTCGTCAATAACCATTACATGAAGTTCATCATTGTTTCTGGTTATAGGCTCATCTTTAACTACCTTAGTAGCTACGATTGTTTTTGGTGATGAATTATTACTTACAATGTTACCACCACCAGTTGTAAATTTTCCAGCAGTAGGTGTGTATGCAACCATTGTTCCATTTGCAGCATATCCGCCAGGAATTGCAACAACTGTACCAGTAGCTGTACCTTGTGTAATTGTATCACCAACAGCATATGCTTCTGCTGTTGCAGTATGCATTATGTAATCTGTGGTTACACCATCCCAACCGTTTGCACGAGCAACGTCTGAGGACGTTGAAGGTCTTCGGTCAAATGCAGCTTTAAATTTTTTCTGTAATGCTAATGCATCACCAGCGTAATCTGTTTTATCCCAACCATGTGAATCTATTGCATGAACCTTGAGTGAGTTTCCTTTTGCGCCAGGATACTTTGCAAGAAATAGTTGATCGGTAAATGCAGCGATATCACTATCGTAGTCTTCAATGTTTTGAACAACAGTAGGTGTACCAGCATCACCGTCACCTGTTACTGCGTTTCGTGCAGATGCACCAACATTTCTAACAACGATTAAGTTATTTGTGTATGCAAGATAATTTGCAGCAACATGAAATGATTCTACAACCATTGCTGTTCCTGCCGTGTCTTTGGGCTCACCAAAGATTCTTACTAAATCATTTTCGGTTGTTACGGTCTGTCTTTCTAGAACTGGGCCCCATTGAAAACTTCCTCCAATAGCACCAATACTCGTAGCAACATTAGGTACAACAGTTGTTAAATCTCTTTCGGTAACAACTATGCCTGGGCTGACTTGAAATGGCATTTTATTCTCCTTTACAATTAATTACATTTTTTATATTAATATATTTTTCATCAATTGCATAATTTATTTATTAAGAAATTGTTTCCCATCTTGTCCCATCAGAGTCAATTTCGTATTCTTTCTGATCTAATCCATTATTAATATGTCCGAATGGTACTGTAAAATCTTCAATATTTTGTAACTGATTTTGATATAAATTATCTCGTATATTTTGATTATTTAAATCTTTAAAATATTGTTGATCTACCAACCATGCAAACAGTACCAATGTCATAGCTAAATCATCATGCGCTCCATCATCTGCTGAAAAGGAATCACCAGAAGAAACAAATGTAGTCAGTTCGGAAATCATATCGTAATCGGGTATAAGAAGTTTATCCTCCTCTAACAAGGATTTTAAATTTGAACATCCAAGCTTTTTCATAGCCCTTGTTGTTCTTACTCCAAAGGAAGAATCCTTCTTTACACCACCACTTAATTGTTGTCCATGTCTACCATACCATGATGTTGAATATAAAAATTCATACTCTAAATCATGGTGAAGAACATCAGCAACTTGTGAACCAATGTCGTTTATCTCTACTAAAATATAAGCATTATTATATCTCTTTCCAACTATATTTATAATATTGGGAAAGTGTAGGGGTGCGACATGGTTGTTTTTGTACTTTGCAACGACTTTATAGGGTATTTCTGTGGTATCAAACACACTAAATGCAGAGAAATCTATCCCCTGGCCCCTTGCAACGTCTACTGTCATCACATAAGAAGCACCTTCAACAGGCTCTTCATAAACATCTAAACTGTCTTTAGAGAATAAGGGTGATTTGAAAGATAACTCTTGAAGTTTTTCAGTAGATACTAAGGTATTACTTGAACCTAGAAAATCTGCCTCATACTCCTGTCTGAAACCTTCCTCACCAATAGTTCCAACAATTTTCTTTTTCCATACTTCATCTCGGCCAGGAACATTAGACCAATGCACTCTGAATGGAAAAAAACTATTATTTCCATTCTCTGCGTCATTCCAGAATTTATAAAAGAGATTAAAACCGTTTGGAGTGGATACTATAATAACTTTGGTTTCTTTACCAGATGAAATTGTGGGGTATACTGATTTGATAAACTCTGTTGCAATGTGTCTATGAACATGGGCAAACTCATCAAGTAAAATAACAGAAAATGAAAATCCACGAATTGCTGAAGATGAAGTTGAAGATGCAATTATCTTACTTCCATTCTCCAACTCCATAGAACCCTTATTCCATTCTCTCAAACCTTGTTGAAGAAACTTGGGGAGATGTTGATATGATGTTTGAATCCTTCCTAGTATTTCTCTAGCTGTAATAGCTTTATTAGCAAGTATTCCTATTACCTTATCTTTATTGAAAAGTGCGTAATGTAATATCCAACCAATAGTAGTTGTGGTTTTACCAACCTGTCTACCAGTTTTTACAATAACATTTCTATTATCTGTTATTGTCTCTACTAATTTTTTCTGAAAATCATACATCTTAAAAGGAACAAGTCCTTCATCAACGTGTACGATTTGCACATAATTTTCTAAAAAATAAATTGGGTCATTAGCACATTTAATGTACTCTTCAATTTCATCTTTAGTAAAATTATGAGGTATATCACAACCCTTTAGTAGGCTGTTACCTAAATATGAATCTGCCATATTACTTTTTCTTTTTCATTTCAAGAAGTTCTTGCAGTTCCTTAGTGCTTCCAACGAACAAATTATTTTCGTTCTTTACTGGAGCCTTACTGTCTTCGACTTCTTTTTTAGTTTTTTGTAGAACTAAAAGTTCTTTAGTTGTTGCAGTTAATGAATTTATTAATTGAGTTGCAACTTCAAATGCTCTAGGTTGTTCACCCTCTTTTGCAATCGCTAAGAGTTCTTCAAGTGCATCATTACCTTTGTCAATTAGTGTTTGATATTGATTTCTTGAAAAATTATAGTCCTGTGTTAAGTCAGTAGTACCAACGGTTACAGCAGGTGCTATTTCTTTTTTCTCTGGTACATCAATATCAATAATGTCATCAGCAATATCTAAAACATCATTTAATTTTTTTATTGTATCTTTTTTCATTTTGTAAATTTCAGAACAACACCAATAATAAACATAACAATACCGATTATTATAAGCAGTATTCTTTCCATTGATTTTTAGTTTCCATTATTCAAAAACTGTTGTAGTAGTTGTAAAACCAAAATCATCATCAGGATCAGCATCAAGTGGGTCTGGTTTTACATCAATATTTGAGTCTATTCTATCATTAAAATTTGCAGCAACATTCGCATCAACTTCACGGATAATACCTTGATCCTGTGATGGGCCATAGAGATAAGCTTGTACCGTAAAGGACAAAGTATGTATCAATGCTCTTCTAGAAATAAAATCACCTTCATAACTATCTTCTGAACTCATCGCAGTCAATACAATAGGTATATCCCTCTTAACACCGAGGGTTGACATTTCATTTAGAGTAACATGATACTCTGGTGTAAAGTATGGTAAAATCTGTTCTAGTATCTGAGCTCCATCATCACTATTCTTAACCATGATAGATAAATCAATATCAAAGTTATATGGAACTGGATTATAACCAGTTACTACTGTGGTTGTATTTGCATCCAAGTTTGCTGTTGCTGTTGCACCCGAACCGCCTCCACCTGTAAAAGAAACATTAGGTCTTATTTTATAACCAGAACCGCCAGGTGCTGCAACTGTAACACTAACAACTTTGTCAGCATTTGATTCAGTACCTAAAACTGCTGTAACTGTTGGTGCAACTGAACCAGTTGGTGATTGAATGACAACTGTTGGAACGGATGTATAACCACTACCACCATTCGTGACTTTGATACTATCAATCGTTCCTAGAGGTTTTGCTTCCCTCATTCTTTTTTTAGTTTGCAGCTTTCTAGTTGCATCGTATGTCATTGTTGCAATTTCAAATGACATTCTCGGTAAAGTTAATGTTGACTTTTTAGCATCACGATTAAGTTGACCTTGTTCTAAAATGGTTAAGTATTTTTCAGCAGGGCCGTATGCAATAGGAACTTTAAATTGTTTTATAACTTCACCACCTGTTGTTGTTCTCTTTACAGTAATGTCATTGAATACTGTACCGAACAAAACAATTATATTTCTTATATTTTTATTGTAAAAGTATCTTCCAAACATTATAAGTCTCCCTCACTCCACGGATCAATTTCACTAAAATCTAAAATATTATCCCCGTCTGTTTCATAAATTTTATTATCTGAATATTCAGATGCTTCCATTTTTTGATCGTCAATTTCTAACACATTTCTTATTGCAGAAGATTTAACACCTTGAAGATTTTCACCAGTAACAAAATCACCAGAAACATTATAAAGCTTTAATACATTACCAGTATCCGTAGCACTTCCACTCCCAACCGTTCCAACCGCTGTAGCAGCTAATAAACTAGCACCTTGAAAAACTTGTTCGTCAACTTTATAGTCAATACCACCAACTGCTAGTATTAATTCAATATCAATTGCATGACCTTTTTCATATGCGTCAAAAATCTCTGCTGTTGCAGTACCTTCTGGTAATGCAAATTCTTCTTCACTAAATATGAATTTCTCACAAGTCAATTCAAAGACCGTATTTTTTCCCAATGGATAAAATGGTTTTTCATCTTCTACAAATTTAATTTCAAATAAATTTCTAT